AAGTCTGCGGTGTTAGCAAAGAAAGACGACCAAGTAAAGGTTGTTCGTTTTGGTGATCCCAACATGAGCATTAAAAAAGATCAACCAGCTAGGCGTAAAAGTTTTAGGGCAAGACATAACTGTGATACAGCAACTGATAAGTTTACTGCACGGTACTGGTCTTGTAAGGCTTGGTAATGTGGGTGGCTGTATTGTTGATGTGTACAAACCCATCGGCATTATCTTGTCAGGTTGTAGCAAAACCAGAACCTTTTTATGTAGAGAGAGCCTGTAAAGAAGAAACTATTATTATAACAAATGACTTAACATCAAAAGGTATATACGCAATACCAACCTGCGTTAAAATCGGAACAAACTTATAGGAGTATAAAATGAAGAAATTATTATTAGCGACTGCAGTAGCAGTTGCAGGAACATCAGTATCGGCTATGGACATTGGATATGGATTGTCTGTTGGTGCTGACACAGAACTAACGTACACAACAGGTACAGAACTCTGGACAATGGATGTTAAACCTTCTGTAGGTTTAGGTGCATACGGAGTTTCATTTACAGGTGAAACAACCATAGATGTATTAGATCTAAACAACGGTGACATTTTTACTGGTGTAGATTGGAAAGCTGAGTACGTATGGAAAGGTATGACAACCTATACAAAAGTATCGTCAGATGCAGACTTTGAGTTTGGTGATATTACAATGGGTGCTAAGTTATCATTTTAATTAGGGGTCACTGATGGCTGCAAAGAAAAGTAAGGTTAATGCTGCTGGTAACTACACCAAACCGACCATGCGTAAAAACTTGGTCGCAAAGGTTAAGGCAAGTTCAAAAGGTGGCAAACCTGGACAATGGTCTGCGAGAAAAGCCCAGATGGTTGCCAAACAATACAAAGCAAAAGGAGGAGGATACAGATGAGAAGGTATTTAAAAAGACTATGGTGTGCATTGATAAATCGTAAATGTAATCCAGAGTGTGAGTGTTGCTAAGTGGCACTGTCTAAATCACAAAAAAGTTTAAAGTCTTGGACAAAACAAAAGTGGAGAACCAAAAGTGGTAAGCCATCTACCCAAGGCTCTAAGGCTACTGGTGAACGCTACCTACCTACTTCGGCTATTAAGTCTCTTAGTGCTAGTGAGTACGCAGCCACTTCCAGAGCAAAACGAAAAGGCACTAAGGCAGGTAAGCAGCATGTGGCTCAACCTAAGAAAATTGCAAAGAAAACGAAGTCCCACAGATAGATGTCATATTTAACAAGCAGCATTCCCCACTTTAAAGCGTGGGTTCGTAGAGAGTATACAAAAAACTTAGAGGAGTATCATGGAGAGTTCCTACATTGCATGGTCATTGGTGTCACTACTATGCCAAACAGGACTCTCAGCTTTCAAGTTATTTTTACAGGCTGTGAGTCTGACTTTGATGATAGCCCCAATATACATGGCGGTGCGATGTGGGCTAGGCTACCTCTTGTAGCACTTGTAGCAGATACACCTTTAGAAGAATGGCCTGAACAATTACCACCGTATCTAGCACAGCCTTGGGATTGTATGTCGCACCACCACAGTGTTTACAAATTAGAACGTGCAAGCCCAGCGCCTTGGATGGCAAAGATAGATGGAGAGTTCTATCCAGCTAAATATTATTTTACTGTAGACTACACAGACAGTGAAGTTGCAGATGACCCAGCTCAACACAAACAATCTCACCTACTTGAGTTGTTAGATGCTGGACAATATACTGGTAACATGGTTGCGTTGCCCAATAATAGAGTGAGAGTAACTCACCCAGCTTGGTTTGAAACAGGAGAAGGCGCTCCAGACTTTAAACCAAATCAACATGTATACAACTCGAAAGAAAACGTAGACTATGTTTGGGATACGCAACGAGTGTTTAACAATTTATATAGTGAGGAAGAGTCATGAAGATGAAGAAAAAAGGTTATGCTGCAGGTGGTTTAAAACCAGCACCGAATAAGGGAGCAGCTTCTCTACCTAAAGATGTTCGTAATAATATGGGTTTTATGAACAAAGGTGGTATGATGAAAAAAGGTTACGCCAAAGGTGGTGCTGGAATGAAAAAGAAAGCATACGCTAAAGGTGGTAAGGTAGCTATGTACAATCAAGGTGGCATGGTTAAGTCTACTGGCACAATGAATACTGGTATTAAGACTGCTAAAAACACATACAAATAGGAAACGATATGGCTGTATCATTAAAAAAATACTTAAATAATAAGTTAAAACAAAAAGGCATTACTGTTAAAGAAGCTAAAAAGAATGCTGGTAAATATAAAAGTATTTCTGCAGCCAAAAAAGCTGGATCACTTTACTATACTAATAAAGATGGTAAGGTGATGGCAGCTGTCTTTGCAGAGGATCTTAAGAAAGATATGCCTGTGCGTCCTAAAGCTAGGCCAAAGAAAGAACCTAGAAGAGTTCAAGGTCCAGTTGATAATGACACAATGACACTTGATGAGCAGATGGAAGTAATGGCTGCTAACAGAAGATTAAGACTTGCTGAAAAAAAACCTATGAGTACTGTAGGAATTAGAAAGATGGTTCTTCAATCTCTAGATAGAGTTCCAAGTAAAGAACCTGCTGGAGTAGGGAGACTGCGTGAAGGTGAATTTAAAGCTTGGTTTAATAAGAATGCCAGTAAATACTTAAAAGAAAACGGTAGTTATAATCTAGCTAAGGCTATAAAAGATTTTACTATGATGAATAGGAAACGATAACAAGTATGGCAAACCCCGCTACGGCTAAATACTTTACTAAAGCAAAAGATCTAGCAGCTACTTCAGGTGGTGCTAGTGGTGATATAATATATACATGCCCAAATAACCATGTGTCACTTATCACTTTCTTACATGTATCAAATGGTTCTACTAATAATAAAAAGTATAGCCTTCAATGGTACGAAGCAGCTACAACTACATATCACTTTCTTGTAGATGAACACAGCCTAACAGCCAACAGCCTAGAAGAAGTTGTACAGGGCGGTGGTTACTTAGCTCTAGCTGCAGGTGATAAGATTATAGGGTTTGAAGATAGTAGCTCTGACTTTCATATAGTTATGTCTGGTGCTGAGTATTACCAACCGACATAACGGGGTTGCAATATTATCTGTAGTATGTTATAACTATATGTGTAAAACTACTCCTGCCTAATAAAGGTAACATAAAGGAGTAGAAATATGTTTAAAGAATATTGTAACCGTGTACTAAAAGCTGTTCAACTAGCACAACAAAGACGAGCAGATTATCAACTATTAACTAACTTGTCTGACCGTGAACTAAGTGACTTAGGAATTGGCAGGTCTGAAATAAAAGAACGGATATATGGCGAAAAACCTTACTGAAAAACAACAGGCATTTATAGATGCACTGTTTAATGAAGCCGAAGGAAACCCTGTCATGGCATTAAAGATGGCAGGGTATGCCGAAGGTACATCTACAACTGCGGTTATGGAACCTCTTAAAGCAGAGATTGCTGAACGTACTCGTGACTTTATAGCAACTCGTGGACCTCAAGCTGTTTGGTCTATGATGCAGATTATGAGATCCCCTACTGATTTGGGTAATAAAGAAAAGATGGCAGCAGCTAAAGATTTTCTTGATCGAGCTGGTTTTGTTAAAACAGAAAAGGTCGAAGTAACATCGGAGAGTCCTTTGTTTATTCTACCTCCTAAAGCAGATGAAAACTAAAACTTGGAAATTACCTAAGCCTGAAAAACTAGATGGTGAATGGAAGTGGGAATCAATAGTTAGGGTCGGAAGATTTATACCATTTGGGTATAGACAAGACACTGATGATTGTGATATACTACAACCAATCCCAGAAGAGCTAGAGCTTTTTGAACAGGCTAAAAATCACCTAAAGCAGTACAGTTATAGAGAAGTAGCTGCTTGGTTAAGTGAAACTTCTGGTAGATACCTTTCACATGTAGGTTTATATAAGAGGGTTAAACTTGAACACAAGCGTAAGAAAGAAGCTTCAGTCCAACGTTTCTATGCCGAAAGGTACAAAGAGGCAGCAGAAAAGGCGGAAAAGCTTGAAGGTCAAAGACTCGGTGCAAGAAGCAGAGTTGACTCCAGTCACTCCGAAGTACACACCTAGTGTTGAGGAACAGGTACAAAGAGAGATAATCTTTGAACCAAACCCTGGACCACAAACAGATTTCCTAGCTTCAACAGAACAAGAAGTTTTGTATGGAGGATCTGCAGGTGGTGGTAAATCATACGCAATGATTGCTGACCCTGTAAGATACTTAAACAATCCAAATGCTCGTATGCTTCTAGTACGTAGAAGTACTGAAGAGCTGAGAGAACTTATCTCTGTATCTAAACAACTATACCCTAAAGCAATTCCTGGTATAAAGTTTATGGAAAGAGATAAGACTTGGGTAGCCCCTAGTGGAGCCACACTTTGGATGTCGTACCTTGACCGTGACGATGACGTTATGAGATACCAAGGACAGGCATTTAACTGGATTGGTTTTGACGAATTAACGCAATGGCCTACACCCTATCCTTGGAATTATATGAGGTCACGTCTTCGTACAACCAGAGCTAGTGGGCTACCTTTATACATGAGAGCAACCAGTAACCCTGGAGGTCCAGGCCACCAGTGGGTAAAGAAAACATTTATAGATCCTAGTACACCTAATGAAGATTTTTGGGCAACAGATACAGACAGTGGTGAAGTTATCTCTTGGCCGAAAGGACATTCAAGAGAAGGTGAGCCATTATTTAAACGTAGGTTTATACCTGCTACCCTATTCGATAATCCTTATTTAGCTGAAGATGGAATGTATGAGGCAAACTTGCTCTCACTTCCAGAACATCAACGTAGGCAGTTATTAGAAGGTGATTGGGATATTAATGAGGGTGCTGCTTTTCCTGAGTTTAATCGTAATATACATGTCGTAGAACCTTATGACATACCTAAAAGTTGGGTTAAGTTTAGAGCTTGCGACTATGGTTATGGTTCTCATACTGGTGTCGTATGGTTTACTATTACCCCAGCAGAGCAACTGGTTGTATATAGAGAATTATATGTTTCAAAAGTTACAGCTACAGATTTAGCTGATATGATTCTTGAAATAGAAGGTGAAGAGAAGATACGCTATGGGGTTTTGGACTCTAGTCTTTGGCACAATCGTGGTGATACTGGTCCTTCACTGGCCGAACAAATGATCATGAAGGGTTGTAGGTGGAGACCCTCTGATAGATCTAAAGGTTCTCGTGTATCAGGTAAAAACGAATTACATAGAAGATTACAGGTAGATGAATTTACAGAAGAACCCAGATTAATATTTTTTAACAACTGTGTTAATACTATTTCACAACTACCTGCCATACCACTAGATAAAAATAATCCAGAAGATGTGGATACAAAATCAGAAGACCACTTGTATGATGCACTACGATATGGTATAATGACTAGACCACGTAGTAGTATATTTGATTTTGATGCCAGTACTCAAAAATCTGGATTTCAAACATCAGATTCAACGTTTGGTTATTAAGGAATAAATATGGAAGAAGATAAAATCCTAGAAAACGAAATGATGATGGATGCTGAAACGGCATCATCAATAGACGATGTAGATAAGGACTTGTTTCATGATCCGCAAGCTGGCCAAATTGTTCAGTTTATTAAAGAAAAATATGGTAAAGCTAATACAGCTAGGCAACTGGATGAAGAACGTTGGATTCAAGCTTACCGTAACTATCGTGGTATATACGGACCAGATGTACAGTTTACTTCTACAGAGAGATCTCAAGTCTTTGTTAAAGTTACTAAGACAAAAGTATTAGCAGCTTATGGTCAAATAGCAGATGTGTTATTTGGTGGTAACAAGTTTCCAATTACTATTGATCCTACCAAACTTCCTGAAGGTATTGAAGAAGTAGTAAACTTTGAAACTAATCCAGATATTAGAAAAGCCGTAGCTGAACAACCAGAGGGTATGGAAGAGTTACTTCCAGGAGAAACCCATCAAGAATATCTAGAACGTCTTGGTTCTATGAAACAAAAACTACAACCAGTCCTAGATGATATAAAACCTGGGTTTAATGGTAGTGCAACTGCAGCTAACTTTTATCCTGCAGAAGTTGCAGCTAAGAAGATGGAAAAGAAAATCCATGATCAACTAGAAGAATCTCACGCAAAGAAACACCTTCGTGCAGCTGCCTTTGAAACTGCTTTGTTTGGCACAGGTATCATGAAAGGTCCGTTTGCAGTAGATAAAGAATACCCTAATTGGGGTGATGAGGGTGAATACTCTCCAGAATTTAAAACAATCCCACAAACTTCGTCTGTATCTATATGGAATTTTTATCCAGATCCAGACGCAGCTACTATGGAAGAAGCAGAATTTGTAGTAGAGCGTCATAAGATGTCACGCTCTCAACTACGTAGTTTAAAGAATCGTCCTTACTTTCGTGAGAATGCGATTGACCATGCACTTGCTCTCGGTGAAAACTATAACAAAGAGTGGTGGGAGCATGTTATGGAAGACAACACCGAACAGGATCAAGCAGATCGTTTTGAGGTCTTAGAGTTCTGGGGTTTTGTTGATACAGAAATTATTAAAGATCAGGGTGTAGAGATTCCTGAAGAGTTAGTAGACTCTGAACAACTTAGTATGAATGTCTGGGTATGTAATGGACAAGTGTTACGTTTAGTAATGAATCCGTTTACTCCTGCTTACATTCCTTACTTTGCTGCACCTTATGAAATGAATCCCTACAGTGTTTTTGGTATAGGTATTGCAGAAAATATGAACGATACCCAAACACTTATGAATGGTTTTATGCGTATGGCAGTTGATAACGCTGCCTTATCTGGTAACTTGCTAATTGAGATAGACGAGACTAATCTCGTCCCAGGGCAAGACCTCTCCGTGTATCCAGGCAAAGTGTTTAGGAGACAGGGAGGGGCGCCTGGTCAGGCAATCTTCGGAACTAAGTTTCCTAATGTATCTAACGAGAACATGCAGATGTTCGACAAAGCAAGGGTATTATCAGATGAATCAACTGGATTTCCATCTTTCGCACATGGTCAGACAGGCGTATCAGGCGTGGGCCGTACTGCTTCTGGCATTAGTATGCTCATGTCTGCTGCCAACGGCTCTATCCGTAATGTAGTTAAAAACGTAGATGACTACTTACTAGCACCG